TTGGTGAAGTATGCTTTTATATGGTAAAGCAACTTCTAAATATTGCGTGGTTCTGTAAGAAAGCACAGATTCCATTCAATGCATACCTATTCACTACCGAGTGGCCATCCGATGAAAGACCCGACAGATCCACCCCTTACAAATATTCCTTTGGAGATCACTTTAATCTTATTAATGTGCTTACCACCGACACTACTGGCAATGAGTTTGAACAACAGTTAAAGTATATGTTCCGTTTGGGTGCATACTACTCTAGCTACTGCCACGGTGAAGTGTTCCAATACTCACGTTGTCTTAGTTATCCAATTGGTTTATACTTAGGTGGTACACCACTTTCGGATGCTATCGTATCAATGCATACTGTCATCCCTTACTTCAAGAAGAAGTATGGTGTTGAAAAATTAAATGTTATCGTATTATCTGATGGAGAATCCCACGCAGGAGTCTACACGACTGACAAAGAACATTACAGGGATGAAGAACTTCTTACACGAACAGTGGAGCATCGTACTGCTCTTAGGAATAATCGTACGGGGCGTGTTTTTAGTCGTTTTTCAAATAATTATATGGAGAATCTTGGTATCCTTGTACGAGATCTTAAAGAGTCGTTTCCTGAATCCAACTTTGTTAGTTTCAGACTTATCGAATCTAGGGATGTTGCTTACTGGCTTCGTAATGCATCTTACTTATGCACCGAATGGATGGAGCGTGGAATTTCCAGAGATGAAATTAAAGCAAAACTCAGAAGAGAGAAGTCCTTAATCGTTAAGAAGTCTCTTGGCTATGATGAGTTGTACCTAATGCCAAACAAAAACTTAGGACTCAATACTGAGTTTGAAGTTGATGATGGAGCATCTAAAGCAAAGATCAAAGCTGCTTTCAAGAAGTCTCTTGGTAACAAGAGTGTCAACAAAAAGATCCTATCATCTTTTGTAGATATGGTCAGTTGACAAACTGGTACACTGGGGGTTCCCACCCCCAATTCTTGTACTATAATAAGTACATACAAAACAATTAATCCTCCTAAATCTAATGACCGTAGTTTCCGATCTCCGTGACCAGTATGGTAATCAAATTACCGCTACTGAAGTTAAAAAATATGCTAGAAAGATTGGACTTGGTTATCGTGCAATCACTAACAGACTAAGTGCTTACAAAGTAAAGCGTGGCACTTGGGATCTAACAGTGAAGGAAGCACTAGAGAAGACCTACAGCAAACCAGCAGCAGCACCTGCTGTAGAGCAGAACTTAGTTCCAGATGTAGATGCTAACTTTGTCCCTTTCGGCAATTTCAATCGTCTTAAGAAGATCCTTAAATCTGGTATCTTCTATCCCACATTCATCACTGGTCTATCAGGTAATGGTAAGACCTTCGGTGTAGAACAAGCAGCAGCACAACTCAAGCGTGACTTGATTAGAGTTAACATTACGATAGAGACAGATGAAGACGATCTTATTGGTGGGTTTCGCCTTGTTAATGGCGAGACGGTATGGCACAACGGTCCAGTCATCGAAGCACTCGAAAAAGGAGCAGTCCTACTTTTGGATGAAGTGGACCTTGCATCTAATAAGATACTTTGTCTTCAGTCCATCCTCGAAGGGAAGGGAGTCTTCCTCAAGAAGATAGGTAAGTACATTCAACCTGCTGATGGATTCACAGTTATAGCTACTGCTAACACTAAGGGTAAAGGATCTGAGGATGGTAGATTCATTGGTACTAACGTATTGAATGAAGCATTCCTTGAGAGATTCGCTTTGACCTTTGAGCAAGAGTATCCTTCAGTTCAGATAGAGCAGAAGATCCTTAACAAGATATGTAAGGATGCTGACTACTGTAAGAAACTTGCTGACTGGGCAGACATCATTCGTAAGACATTCTACGATGGTGGTATCGATGAGGTGATCAGTACACGTAGACTTGTACACATCACTAAGGCATTCTCTATCTTTGGTGATCGTCTAGAAGCAGTACAACTTTGCTTGAACCGTTTCGATGATGAGACCAAGCAAGCATTCTTAGACCTTTACAGTAAGGTTGATGACAAGGTTGACCTTCCTGTAGACGAGGGAGAATCACCTGTGGAAGTACATTCAGACAAAGTGGTTGCAATTAGGTAACCACTCTGTTATACTGGTAGAAAACTACCACGTATATGAACAAGTACAATGAAGATGCACTTCTAGAAGAAGTCAAGTCTTACATTCACAACACGTACCGAGGTCATTACAGTCCAGGTGGGGTTCAGACGTTGGATCTCATCGATTCGGTAGGTGACGCTGAGGCATTCTGTAGGAGTAACATCCTAAAGTATGCCTCTCGCTACGATCGAAAGGGTTCAGCACGTAAGGACATCATTAAGATTGCCCACTATGCTATACTCTTACTCCATTTCAATGATAAGACCGCCCGTGCGATGTCTATCAATGATGGAACTACATCATTCTCAGTTGATTACGACAAATGACCGCAGTCACATTATCAAAGACTACATTAGCCATTCTTAAAAACTTTGCTACGATCAATACAAGTATCGTAGTAAAGACTGGAAATGTTCTTAAGACTATCAGCAATGCAGAAAACATTCTGGCATCTGCTAAGGTAGAGGAGACATTCCCAATCGACTTTGCCATCTATGACTTAAACCAGTTTATTGCTGGTCTCCTGTTGTTTGATGATCCTGTATTACACTTTGATAATCCTAACTACGTTACGATTAAAGATCAAGGTCAGGGACGTAGAGTCAAATACTACTTCAGTGATCCTGAAATCACTATGAAGGCAGCACCTGATCGTGAGATCAAATTTCCTGGTGGCAACATTGAATTCAATGTGACCGAGGAACAGATCGGTGCACTCAGCAAAGCTGCTGCTGTGTATGGTCTACCAGACTTCACTGTGTCAGGTGAAGAGCAAACCGTTATTCTAAAGGTACGTGACAAAGAAGACGACACCTCCAACTCTTATGATCAAGTTGTACAAGGATCAACAGACGGTGATTACTCGCTCGATTTTAAAGTTGAAAACCTTAGACTCTTCCAAGGAGACTACGGAGTAAGTGTGTCAAGTAAGTTGATTTCTAAATGGAATCACAGCAACATCGACTTGACCTACTACATCGCCTTAGAACCTTGAGAAAATTCTTATGGGTTGAGGAGTATCGACCCACCAAAATTAATGACTGTATACTTCCACAGTATCTTAAAACTACATTCCAAGAGTTTGTAGATGCTGGTGAATTCCCTAACCTCCTTCTATCAGGATCTTCTGGTGTAGGTAAGACTACAGTAGCTAGAGCATTATGTGATGAGTTAGGTGTTAGTACTATTGTTATTAATGGTTCTGATGAAGGTCGTTACCTTGATACTGTCAGGACTAAGGTTAAGAATTTTGCTAGTACGATTAGTCTCTCAGGTAGTAAGCACAAATGCGTCATCATAGATGAAGCAGACAATATGACTGCTGACGTTCAGTCACAGTTACGTGCTGCTATAGAGGACTATCAGAACAACTGTAGATTTGTCTTTACTTGTAACTACAAGAACAAGATCATTCAACCGTTGCAGTCTAGGTGTTCTGTCTTTGACTTTGTTATTAAGAAGGAGGACAAGTTAGATCTTCAAGGTCAGTTTTTCCTGAGGATAAAACAGATTCTTAAAGAGAACAAGGTTACGGGAGAGGACAAGGTACTAGTAAAGTTAGTACAGAAACATTATCCCGATTGGAGGAGAACATTAAATGAATTACAGAGACACAGTGTACGAGGGTCTATTGATAGTGGTATTCTGGTTGATATATCAGAACTGGACATTTCGACGCTGGTAAAAGCACTAGCTAGAAAAGAGTTTAGTACTGTCCGTAACTGGGTTGTAGAGAACCTTGACAACGATCCTAATATGATCTTCCGTAAGATCTATGAGGGATTGACTGAGAATCTATCACCAAGGAGTGTACCTCAGTTGGTTCTTATACTTGCAGACTATCAGTATAAATCTGCTTTTGTTGCAGATCAAGAGATTAATCTTTTGGCTTGTATGACACAGATTATGTTGGAGTGTGAGTTTAAATGAATTACAAAGAGGAAAAAATTCGAGAGGCAGAGAAACGTATTGCTGAATTGAAACGTTGGATTGAAACGTGGAAAAAGCAATGAATACATTCACCTTCACGGATGAAGAACTTCTGTGCTTACAAGTGTGTTTACAAAATGCACCGTGTCCATATGACATAGGCAAGAAGAAATTAGTATCTGAAATTGAGGATAAGATAGGTCAACCACCTAAAGTAGAGGTTGAACCATTGTTGTTGCCCAAGTATGATTTGACTAAGTATGGTATCACTGATTAAACTATGGAGGATATGGAAGTATGCATTGGGTAGTTTCGCTGACGAAAAGACTAAACGCTACGACAACCACGTTGTTATCGTACGTAGTATTATTTTCTTTTCTTATCTCATCACTAACTGTTTTATTATTGGTGGGGTCATAAGACATTGGTAAACTTTACCATAGATCTTGATTTTGATACTCTCCTTATGGAGACTCAACAAGTATATAAGATTTGGCAGATGGCCATTAAACCAATGGCACCTGCTGGCTACGATCCTACCTTATCTAAGAATGCGTACAACCTCATTCTATTCAGTTCTTTCCTACCAACATACTACAATTTGTGGCAGCAAGTTCTTTCCAACATTAAAGGTGAGATAGGTAGTCCAACATATGTTCACGCTTGGTTGAACGTCCATAGATCTGAAGATCTGTGTGATGAAAATGAATCACTTAATTGGCACAATCATTCCTATGCTGACTACCACGGATTCGTACACATCAGTAATAAAAATACTGATACTGTCTTTAAGGATGGTCAAGTGATACCAAACAAGCAAGGTCAGATGTGTATGTTTGAAGCAGCACGTGAACATCGTGTAGAGAATAGACAATTCTCTGGTATCCGTGCTAGTATAGGGTTTGATATACTACACAACCCTAATCCTGGTGTCTTCGTACAACAGGTAATTGATTCTGGAGCACTCCCCCAATTGGTTCCTATATTATGAAAAAGTTTAAAACACCCCTAAGATATCCTGGTGGTAAATCACGTGCTACTAAGATTCTTCTAGAGTACATACCAAATAACTTCGACTACTATGTCGAACCTTTTATTGGTGGTGGATCTATGGCTATTGCTCTAACAAAGCAACGTCCAGATCTTAAGGTTGTTATCAATGATCTATACTATCCAGTCTTTGCTTTCTGGACTGCTCTTAGAGACGCAGGTCCACAGATGCAATCACATCTTCATAACGTTAAGACATATCTGTCTAAGCACGAGGATAAAGAAGATGTATTGAAGGCACATAGAGAAGCATTCAATAAGGCAAAGGATAAACTGAAAGAACACAAGGACATCTATGAGACAGCAGTTAATTTTTACATTTGCAACAAGTGTAGTTTCTCTGGTCTTAGCGAAAACTCTTCTTTTTCTGCTCAGGCAAGTCAATCTAACTTTTCATTTAATGGCATAAATAGTCTACTGTGGTACCACCAAGCGATTAGATCTTGGAACATTACGAACCAAGATTACTCTCAGGTAATGAACCCCAGTGCATTCAATTTCTTAGATCCTCCTTACAGCATCAAAGACAACCTCTATGGTAGTAAGGGATCTTTACATAAGAACTTTGGACACCAGAAACTTGCAGATCTCTGTAATGTATTCTCTGGTAATATAATGCTCACTTACAATGCATCTAAGGATATTGAAAAATTATATCCTGAGTACTCTAAGCTGAAGTGGGATCTCACATATACTATGAGATCAACACAGTCATATGGTGCTGACCAAGATAAGCGTAAAGAACTTCTTCTGGTCAATTATACGATCAACAACAGTACAGGTAACTGGTACAAGTAATGGGAAACCTAATTGCAAGGGCACGTGGTGGACGTGCACAACTGATTGACACTAAGATGGGCGTAGTCCAAACTTTTGGTGTTGACGTAGCTAGTGCTATGGTCCAAGGAGATGAAGTAGTAGTGAATCTTACCTCAGGTAAGACACAGATCTACAGATTCAATGCTTCTGGTCGTACCGTATTCGGACCTGTAAGAACCTATTAATGACTGAAAAGATCGACACTCAGGGAATGAGTGGACCTACAACACAAGGTTGTAAGGATAATGTGTTTCCTAAAGATGAGAACGGTAATCCAATTTACCCACCAATGGATGTTACACCATTGACATTACTGGAACCACAACTTAGAATTGAATTGAAGGATCTCATCAATGAGGTTCTAGATGAGAGGGAGTATAACAGGAAGATGAACGGACCATATGATATGCCAGAAGAAGATCAACCACCCACCTACACTGAGTACAAACATCCTTGGTATGAGCACCTTGAAACTAAATGATTACCTCTATTCTATTAATCAATCCAAGAAGGATATATGGAATGAGGAAGACAAAAAGAACTATGTCCCCTATGTGATCAACAAGTGTCTTGCTGGTCAATTAGATTCTGTACTGCACGCAAATGAAATGAATGCTTCTGCTCATTTAGATAAGCGTTTACAGTATGATTATTACATAAATACCCTCAGACCTAGGAAGAGATTCTCTCCTTGGCTGAAGAAGTCTGCACTTGATGATCTTGACGCAGTAAAAACATACTATGGATATAGTAATGAAAAAGCACGACAAGCATTAAAGGTATTGACTACATCACAGTTGAAAGAGATCCGATCCCTTATTGATACTGGTGGCAGTAAATGACTGAAGAATTTGTAGAATGGAATGAGCAATCAATGATTGAGGTTGCTCTAAAGGAACCAGATGACTTCCTTAAGGTGAGAGAAACATTAACAAGGATAGGTGTAGCTTCTCGTAAAGAAAAGAAGATCTATCAATCTTGTCACATCCTCCACAAACGTGGTAAATATTACATCGTTCACTTCAAGGAACTCTTCGCACTTGACGGTAAACAAACTAATCTAAGCATCAACGACGTACAACGTCGTAACAGAATTGCATCCCTCTTGTCAGATTGGGGATTATTGAGTATAATATCATCTGAGAAGATCGATACTATAGCTCCCTTGAACCAGATCAAGGTTCTATCCTTTAAGGAGAAGGGAGAATGGATTCTAGAATCTAAGTATAATATCGGTAAGAAGAAAACAGAAACGTAATGGGATTAACATTTGAAGACTTTAAGGGTCGTATCATTCGACCCGATGAGATGAAATCGTTATTTGAAATCAATCCAAACCGTAAGGAGTACACAGTAAAACTTCCTGATCCTTGGGAGCATAGTTATCTCGTGGTAGAGGATGTTCTTGTCAATCCTTATGATGTAAAGGATTTTCTTATTCACTCATCTTATATTGCTGGTACTAATGATCTAATACCAGATAAGACTGGTGCACCAGGTATGCAACAACCTGTGGCTAACGAGTGGGTTAAATCTTTTATACTATATCTTAGACAACTTTTATACGATCTTAAGATTACACATAGAGACATAACGTGGTACGATTTTAATTGTTATTGTAATATGTTCTGGAAGAATATGATTGCTATTGACAGTAACTACCGTCCACACGTGGATCCTGGTGATTTTGCATTCAATCTATTTCTATCAGATGATCTTCACGAAGATGAAGGTACTGCTGTGTTTGCTATTAATATGCCTGACGGACAGAAGTGGATTGATATTAGAGATATGGAAAGGAAATCTGGGATACATCCTAGATTGATTAGCCAGAGAATGGATCAAGGTAGAGTAGGTGAAGGTCAGTTAGACAAGTGGAAATACTTTCAAGGTGATGACGTATATGAATATGTTACTACAGTACCAGGTGGATTTAATTGTCTTTCTGGATATAGAGGATCTCTATTCCACACTGCTGTATATGATCCAAAGAATTATTCTGATGATCACGTACGGTATTCTTTCGTATCTATGTTAGCGTTAACCGCACCTTCTAAAAACAAATCATCTTTCATTGCCCAAAAACCCGAATAAATTTGAGGGTTCTCACCACTACCACTTCTAGCTTCTTGTGGTTAAATAGTAGTGTTGCCGAAAGGGACACAACTTAAACCTCGCTTAACTAAGGAGCAAACAAATGAACATTCAAAGATATCGTGCTGCCGATCTTCCAGAACTAATGGATCGGATCACAAGAAACAGCATTGGGATGGATGATTACCTTGATAAGTTTTTTAATCTACACGAAACTACAAGTAACTATCCTCCTTACAACCTTGTTCAGGTTAACAACGTAGAGTCTAGACTAGAGATTGCACTAGCTGGATTTAAGAAGGAAGAAGTACTAGTATATTCTGAGTATGGTAAACTCTTTGTGGAGGGTCAGAAGGAAGATAAAGAAACTGAACTTACATACCAACACAAAGGACTAGCTCAGAGATCCTTCAAGCGTGTCTGGACACTCTCTGATGAAACAGAAATCAGAGATGTAAAGTTTGAAGATGGTCTGTTGACTATCGAGTTAGGTAAGATCGTCCCTGAACACCACTCTCGTAAAGATTACCTTTAACCATCTAACCCCTTGACAAATGTCAGGGGGTCTTTTATAATATATAAAAATATTCTATAATGTCTATCCAACTCCTGTTGATGAAAAGCGGTGAAGAAGTCATCGCTGATGTTTATGAGATCAGAGACAAAGAAGGTATGCCTCAGGGGTTTGTCCTTAGAGAACCTCAGATCTGTAAGCTACTACCTAATGTAGAAGAACCTGATAAAGGACCAAATGTTCAGTTCCATAACTGGGCACCTCTATCACAACAAAGGAAATTCCTCGTTAAAGAACACGCATTTATTACAATGTGTGACCCCCTAGATCCCCTTATTGAACATTTCAGAGAACGTTTTGGAGAAAGTGATGAAGAACTGTCAAGTGCTGGTGCTCAAGAACAACCAGATACTAGTGAGCCAACTGGAACCGACTGAGGCAGAATTGCCAGGTGAACCAGATGTCAAGTTAATTGATCCCTGTGTGTTGAATACAGAAGGAGAAGAGAAAGGATCATTGACAAAATGGCTAGAAGGGATTACAATACAGAACGAGATGATGATCCATTCGGATCAGATTCTTACAATTGTCGAACCTGTTACTGTTCTTACTCAAGATTACAATGAAATTCTACAAGAACGTTGACCAAGTTGGTGATCGAATTCTTGTTAGAGGATGTGATGGGTATAAAGAAGTTCGTTTTCGTGACGAGTTTCGACCTACTCTCTATGTAAACAGTAAGAAAGAGTCAAAGTTTTCCACCCTGTATGGAGAACCAGTTCGACCTATTCAACCAGGTACCATCCGAGACTGTAAGCAGTTCTGCCAACAGTATGAGGAGGTAGATGGTTTTGATATATCTGGTAATCAGATGTATCTCTATCAATGGATCAGTGACAACTTCCCTGGTGAGGTTGACTATGATCCAAGTAAGATCCGTGTGTTCACGATCGATATTGAAACCGCAGCAGAGAACGGATTCCCCGACATCGAATCTGCTGATCAGGAAATCTTACTTATCTCAGTTAAGGACAGTTTCACTGGCTTGTATCACGTATGGGGTTCTAAACCTTTTACGAACAAGCACGCTGACGTATCGTACACACTCTGTGCTGACGAGCAGGAACTACTACGGAAGTACCTCGCTTGGTGGATCGAGAATTATCCTGATGTTATTACAGGTTGGAATGTTCAACTGTTCGACGTTCCTTATATCTGTAATCGTTTGGATCGTATCCTTGGAACCAAGGAAACCAAACTCTTTTCACCTTGGAAACTTTTAAGTTCCCGTGAAATTTATATACAGGGCAGAAAAAACATCTGTTATGATGTATCGGGGATTACGGTGCTGGACTATCTTGATTTGTATAGGAAATTTACTTATACAAATCAGGAGTCTTACCGCTTGGATCACATAGCGTTAGTTGAGTTGGGATCTAAGAAGTTAGACCACTCAGAGTTCGACACCTTCAAGGAGTTCTATACCCAAGACTGGCAGAAATTTGTAGAGTATAACATCCACGACGTACGTCTGGTTGATCAACTCGAAGACAAGATGAAGCTTATGGACTTGGCGTTTACGCTTGCGTATGATGCTAAGGTCAACCTTGAAGATGTCTTTTCACAGGTTAGGATGTGGGACAGTATAATCTATAATTATTTGCGTAAGAGGGATATCGTTATCCCTCCTAAGCATAGAAATCAAAAGTCTGACAAATACGCAGGTGCTTATGTCAAGGAACCGAAACCAGGACGCTATGA